ATTCGGCCACCGGAGCATTCACCAAGGCCCAGCCAGCATACGCGGACATCAGCGGCACTCCGGTCCTCGCCGCCAGCATCACCAATGCAGTGCACAAATGGCTGAACAGCTACGACGCCACAACCGGACTCTTTACCCAAACCCAGCCAGATTATTCTGATCTAACCGGTCTTCCCACGCTGCCGGCCAGCAAAACATGCCTCGGCACCGACAAGGTCTCAGCCTACGACTCCACCACCGGCCTATTCACCTGCTCCACCGATCAGACGGCTTCAGGCGCTGGATCAGGTACCGTAACCAGCTTCAGCGCTGGAACTCTTTCGCCGCTGTTCACCACTTCCGTCGCTACGGCCACAACCACGCCGGCGCTGAGCTTCGCGCTTTCGAATGCATCGGCCCATGCTTTTCTCGGGAACAACACTGCATCCAGCGCGGCTCCGGCTTACGTGCAGCCCGCCAGCACAGACCTGGCCGACTTCTCGCCCACGGCCGCATCCAGCGCGGGACAGATTCCCATTTTTGACGGAAGCAAATATGTTCCTGGCGATCCTCTGGTTCAAGGTCTATTTGCCGATGGTTCCACTTCTGTTGCGAATCCGGTCATCATTGGCGGCTATGATACGGCGGCCACTCCGGCGCAGCATCGGTCCATCTTCCTGAATGGCTCGCCCGCTGGCACGGAATACGGCCTGGTCACGCGTCCCATTCCTTCCGGCACGCAAACCATTTCCGGCAGCATATCGGTTTCCAACTTCCCCGCCACGCAGCCAGTTTCAGGGACGGTTACCGCCAATGCCGGGAGCGGGACCTTCGCGATCTCAGCCGCTTCCCTGCCTCTGCCTTCGGGCGCCGCGACTTCGGCCAAGCAGCCTGCGCTGGGAACTGCCGGAACTCCATCTGCCGATGTCATTACGGTCCAGGGCGCGGCCAGCATGACCGCCGTGAAAGTCGATGGCAGCGCCGTCACCCAGCCGGTCAGCGGAACTGTGGCGGTCAGCAACTTCCCGGCGACTCAGCCGGTATCTGGAACGGTTGCCGTCTCCAATTTCCCTGCCACCCAGCCAGTCAGTGGCACAGTCACTGCCAACCAGGGCGGCACATGGACCGTGCAGCCAGGCAACACGCCAAATACCACGCCATGGGTTGTTGAGCCTCCTGGCGCTACACCTATCCTAGCCAATGCGCTCTCCACCACGGTAAAGACCGTCAGCGCCGGCGCTGCCATTCTTGACAGCTACTACTGCGCCAACCCAAATACCACGGCTGAATACGTCCAGATCTTCGACATCGCCGGCACGGTCACGCTCGGCACCAGCACGCCCAAGTGGAGCATTCGCATTCCGCCCAATGATGGAGCGGCCAATCTCTCCGGCGTGAATCTGAATTTCACCGCCGCCATAAAAGTTGCCGCCACCACCACGGCCACCGGCTCGACTGCGCCAACAACTGCGCTCGATTGCAACTTCGGGGTGCGCTGATGCGAAGAATATTGGTTCTTATTTTCGCGCTTTGTCTCTCGCTGCCAGCCAGTGCATCGGTCGCCTTTGTCACATCGGCCACCTCCGGCAACCGCCAGACCACCACAACCACCATTTCCATCTCTGCCGGGCAAACGGTTCTGGTGGGCGCGGTTACTGACGTTTCTGGAACCGTGGTAAGCACCATCACCGATACTGGCGGCGACACTTTCACCAAGCTGACGACTGCAAGCAATGGCGCCATCCAGGTCACCATCTGGACCGCTACTGCCGCCGCGTCGTCAAGCTCCGTCACCTGTACCGCATCCAGCAACAGCGGAGACATTGAATGCGGCGTGGCCACATATACCGGCGTTTCATCATTCGGCGCGACTCCGGTCACTGCCACTGGATCCACCGCGAATCCTTCCGTCTCGCTCACCATCGCGACGGGCGGGAATTGGGTCTTCGGCGTTCTGGGCAATAACACCAACACCGCATCCACGGCTGGCACTGGCAATCTCAGGCAGGACGGCCACATGTCCAACCGCGGCTCAGTTGACGAAGACATGGTGGATAACACCAGCGCCAGCGCGTCTTCCGTCACAACGTCTGTGACGCATGGCGCTGCAACCTGGGCCGCTGCCGCCGTCGAGTTGGTCGCATCCGGAGGCGGCGGCGGATCACCTTCGCCCACCTGCACGCTGGCATCGCTGGGTGCCGGTTCGTGCTAGCGGGAGTCACCGAAAGAGTGCACATAATGCCCAAGCCCCGCCCTCAAAAAGTTCTTGCCGCCGTACGAGCGGAGAAGCAACGCTGTGAACGCGCCGTCACCGCCCTGGCGGAGGAAATGAAAGACCTCGGCGAGCCTCTGCGCTTTCTTCCATACCTTCGCCGCGCCTGGGATGCCGCATTGACCAAAGAGAAACGTGTGGCACAGCCGCCCTCGGCTGTGCATTGATCTGCGATTTCCTAAATGCTGACCATTGACATTAAAGGCCTCAACCAGCTCAGCGACGCGCTCATGAAGCTGCCAACCGAGATCGCGCAGAAAGAACTGACCAATGCGCTTCTCGCCGGCGGACACGTTGTAGGCGATGAGATGGAAGCCCAGGCCCCGCGCAGCCAGGATATCGGGCCCAGACCAAAGAATGATCAGCACATTGCGGACAACATCGTCGTTCAGGCCGAAGGCAAAGTAATCGGCTCGGCCGCTGAAGTAGTTGTCGGCCCCAGCAAAGCGGTATCGGCAAAGGCTCGCTGGACTGAGCTTGGCACCACCGCGCACGCCATCCTGAAGAAGCACAAAAAAGTGTTGAGCGATGGCACAAATATATTCGGGACAAAAGTTTATCACCCGGGCGAGCGTCCACGGCCATTTATGCGCAGTTCGCTAGCAGTCTCTGCCAATGCCGCGCTTGATGCCATCAAGAAATCCCTGGCCGATGGAATCCAACGCGCAGCGAAAAGGGTAAAGAAGAACTAACCACGAGATGGTTTCCCGATCACGCGCGATCACGGCGATCACGTGCGATGACGGCGATTCATAAACCATGCCCACCATAGAAGAAGGTATTTTCGGGCTGCTGAATAGCCGGGCCGAAATGAAAGCCTCGTCTCTCTTCCCCGATGCGAGCGGTGCTAACTGCCGTCTGTACCCGGGCACCATTGCGGAAGAGGCCACGCTGCCGGCAGCAGCGTTTGCGCGCGCGGGGGGTGCTCGCTCCCTTACCATGACTGGCCCGGAGAGCCCTATCCGCGCGCGCTTTCAATTCACCGTCGCATCATCTGATGAAAAGGCCGCCAACGGCTCCGGCTATGACGATTGCGCCATCCTGCTCGATGTCATCATCTCCATCCTGCACGGCTATGCTGGCCAACTGCCCAACGGAATGGTGGTGCAGCAGGCCCGCGTGGTGATGGACCCGATTGACGATTACAGCGTCGACGCCAAACTCTACTTCCGTCACGCCGATATCGAATTCGTATACGAACCAGCCGCATAAAACACGAACACAGCTCTGAGCAGTCAGCATTCCAGCCTGGCTAGCGCCCCAAGTAAGGCGCTCTGGCCTCCAGGGATGCTGGCTGCTGAGGGCTGCCTGCTCTCACAAAGGATTCTTCACCATGCGCAAACTGAAACTGATTCTTCTGGCCATCATGTGTGTGCTCGCCGTGGCCACAGCCTTCGCCTTCACCCGCACCGCCGTAACTCCGGTCACCGTCAAAGGACCATATCCGGGCACCGTGAACGCCGGTGATTTGGCTTTCACTTTCACCGCTGCCGACATCGTCAACCTCAACAGCTTCGCTGCTGCGGGCAATGAGGTGCTGATCGTCCAGAACACTGACGCCGCCTCCCAGACCATCACTCTTACCACCAAACCGGATGGCTACGGACGCAGCGCAGATATCGCCACCTACTCCATCCCGGCCGGCGGCTTTGCCGCCTTCAATTTCCACAACGCGAACAATGGATGGATCCAAGCAGATAACAACATCTACTTCCAGGCCAGCGCCGTCACGGTTAAATTCGCAGTCCTCCGGATCAATTAATTGCCCGTGTGGCACAGCCGCCCTCGGCCGTGCTCTTCAAAACCACTTCGCGCTTAGCGCGCTCATTTCTCAGCAAAGGAAATTTCAATGACCACCAAAGCACAGCTCGGATATTCGTCACAACTTCAGCGAGGTGACGGCGTTGCGCCGCCGAATGAGGGCTTCACCACCATTGGCGAAGTCACCAGCATCAAGGGCCCGGACCAGAAGCGCGACATGAAGGACGCCACCAACATGCAATCGCCGGGGTCGGCCAAGGAATTCATCGCCGGACTCAAGGACAATGGCACGCTTAGCTTCGATATCTCCTGGGTACCGGGCGACGTTCAGCATGATGGCCTGCAGGCAGACTTCGACAATGGCACCCTGCGCAACTTCAAGATCGTTCTGCCTGTCGTGCTTGGTAAAACCATCAGCTTTGCCGCACTGGTTGAATCCCTCTCCGGCTCCATCCCGGTGGAGGACAAGATCACCCGCACCATCGGCCTCCGCGTCTCTGGCGCAATCACCATCGCATAAGCGTGTGGCACAGACACTCTTGTCTGTGCGCTTTGCCCCGATTCAAGAACCGTGTGGCACAGCCGCCCTCGGCTGTGAGCAGGAATAAATGAACACAGAAAATCAGATCATCCCTTTCCAGGAAATCGAACTGGCCGGAGAGAAGTTCCGTCTCGTCTTCGATTTCAATGCGCAGGCTGCATTCGAAGAAGTCACCGGAGTCACCATCGGCGATCTGTTCGATAAACGCGGCCGTCTCGTCATTGCTTCCCGTTTCACACGTGCTTTGCTCTGGGCACAGCTTTTGCACTTCGATAAGCAGGTCCAGTTTGATGAGTTCGGGCGCATCACCGTGCCGCCTTGCTTCAGCATGCAGCAAGTAGGCAAGATGATCGTGCGGGGCAACTTCACTGAAGTCACGCATAAGACCCGGGAAGCTCTCCTGGCTTTTTATGCCAATCCCAAAGAGAAGAAGGGCCATGGGGATGTTGAGGGGGGTGCTAAAAACGAACCCGCAAACCCTCCAGGCCGCTAAGCCTGCGCGAACTATGGGCCATTGCCCGGTTCGATCTCGGCCTTAGCGGGCATGAATTTGGGCGCCTTACTTATGGCGCATTTCAGGCGCTGCTGGATCGTCTCAATGCGCAGCGCCGCCGTGAAGATCGTCATTTCGGAGATGTCTGCGCCGCGGCTATGAATGCCATGGGCGGCAAGAAGAACGGAACAGCATTCACCGCATCCGATTTCTATTCCAGCCTGGTCGATCCCGCGCCACCAAAGCAGCAGAGTCCGGAAGAAATCCTGGCCATATTCCAAGCATTATCCGATTCCGGCTACGCCCCGGACCCGAACAAGAAAGCCTGAAGATCACCCGATCACCGGATCACCCGATCACCCGATAAATGTCCGCTTCCACACAATCCGTAGGTTCGCTCGTCATTGACATCCGCGCTGACCTGGCCCAGCTCCAGGCCGACATGAATTCGGTCAAGGACACCATTGCCAAGTCCTCGCGCCAGATCTCATCGCAGATGTCGCGTGACATGATGGAAACGCGCCAGACTCTCTCTCTGCTGCGTGACGATATCGGCATCGGCATCCCGCGAGAACTGGCCAAGGTGATTGCCTCCAGCGCCACTGCGCGCACCGCCATCATGGCCATGTCTGAGGCTTTCGTCGGTCTCGCTTTCATCAATCTTGGCGTTGAGGCCTTTAACAAGATCAACGGCTATCTGGAGAAGTCGGCCAAGCAGGCGGAAGAAGAAGCCAAAAACACCCGCGACATCGCCAATGCCGCGCAGTTGGCCGTGATCGCCACGCAGCAGCGTCAGCAGGCGCTGGAGTTGATCGGCAAGGGTGAAGAAGAGCGCCATGCGCTGGAAACCAAATTCCTGAATGATGAGCTCGCTCAGCAGCGAGTCCTGCTGGCCAGCGCACAGGCCCAGCTTGCGGTGAAGCTGGCCGATATGAATCTCAAGATGTCGTTTGATCCGGGCACCATCAACACCGTCACCGGTGAAGCGGGACCGGATGCCGGGCTGAATGACGACGCGCGCCGGGAAGCGCTGGAGAAATTCAACAAGGACAACAAAGACCTGCTGGACCAGGTGTCTGCCGCGCAAAAGGCCATTGATGACATCCTGAACAAATCCAAAAGCAGTGATGATCAGTTCGTCCAATATGAGCGCGGCCTCGATCTCGCCCGCGTCAAGAACTGGCAGGATGCGGAATCCAACCGCCTTGCCGCCACGCAGGAGACCGTCCAGAAGCTTTACCAGGCCGGGCAGATGGGGCTGGATCAGGAATTAATGGCGCTGCGCACCAACGCCACTCAGCGTTACCAGCTTGAGCAGCAGGCGCTGGTGGATCGTCTCAACATCCTCAAGCAGGATCCGGGCCGCAACCAGGAAAAGCTGGAAGAGATTTACACCCAGCTCCAGATTTCTGACCAGAACTACCAGAAGACGCTCACGGATATCTCCGCCCAGGGCATCGCCTCGCGCAAAGCGGAATTTGACGCCGAACTCAAGCATGAGCAGGAAGGGCTGAAGGCTGCTGCTGCCATCATCCAGAACCAGGCGCTGCCCGGCTCCATCTTTGCCGGCATCGGCGCTGGTCCGCGTCCGGGTGAAGGCCAGGGCATTGGCGATTTCATGTCTGCCCAGGTTGACCGCCTCACCGGCAGCTTCAAAGATGGCGCCGCCGCGGCCAACTTCCTGGAGAAGGCGCTGCAGGATTCGCTCACCCCTGAGCAGGAATTTCAACTCAAGTCCGCCGAGATCAATGCCGTGTGGCAGCAGCTTAAGGGCAACAGCCCCAACGGCTCCGTGCCGGCGGACGTGATCAGCGCCCTCAACCGAGAACTGCTGCTGGCCAATCCTGATTTTCAGAAGCTCAAGGATGCGTCCACCGAATTCGGCAAGGACCTGACCACGGAACTCGATAACCTTATTCTCAAGGGTGAGAGCTTCCACGATTTTCTCAAGAACATCATCACGGACCTGGCTGAGATCATCCTCAAGGCCACGCTGCTGAATTCGCTGGGCAAGTTCTTCTCCGGAGGCGGCAGCGGGACCGGCGGCTTCGTCGGCTTCCTCGGTCATTTGCTCGGCTTTGCCGACGGCGGATCGCCGCCCGTGGGCCAGGTGTCACTCGTCGGCGAAAATGGCCCCGAATTATTCGTGCCGAGCACCAGCGGTACCATCATTCCGAATTCCAAACTTGGCGGGATGGGCGGCCCCAGCGTGGTGATTCAGTATCTCGATGCCCGCGGCGCAGATGCCGGCGTAGAACAGCGCATCCAGCGCGGCATGTCCGCCGCCATGCAGCAGGCGGTGCAATCCAGCGTGGCCGCGCAGATTGAACTTTCGCGCCGAACGTAAATCGCAAATCACAAATTTCAAATCGCAAATCATGAAAAAACTATTTCTCTCCGCTCTGTTTTTCTGTCTTTGTGTCTCTGCGGCCTTCGCCCAAGGCACTCGCTATGATGGAATCGTGCTGCTCGATACCGGCCGTCCCGCCTCCGGCGCGTCGGTGAAGGTTTGCAGCACCGGTAGCACCGGCAATCCGTGCTCGCCGGCGGCAACCATCTATAGCGATCTTGCGCTTACGTCGCCCATCGCCAGCAGCACCGCGACCTCAGACTCGCATGGCAATTTCCATTTTTATGCCGCGTGCGGTCAGTATGATCTCGCATTCTTTGGCAGCGGACTCACTGGCTATGTAGAGCAGAATGTGCAGATTGGCCCATGCAATGCGGGTGCGGGAGCAGTGGCAGCCACAGGCGCTTTGCTGGCTACCGGCGGTGGCATCCTCTCAGGCAATTTCGCAGAGACGAATACCGGCACAAATACTACAGGTTCAACCCTGCCTTCTACCGTCACGGCATTTATCGGCGGCCTTCATGGTCCGTTTAATGCTAATCGCAGCACAACTGAATCCGCGCAGCCAGATGAGTATGCGCCTATCGTGATAACAAATTACCAGCCTTCCGGTGGCTCTGACTCGTCTGGCAAAACCAAGCCTGTGGGAATCATCTGCAATGGAATCTACAACAGCACAGGCGAGCACGGCTGTATCTACACCGTGAGCTACTCGGGAGGCTCGGGCGACAATGTTACGCTGCAATCGTTTGCCTATGGCGGAGGCCCGAATGACGACAATGGCGGCGAGGGCGTAGAAGCTCTAAGAGGGCAGGCAGACTCAACACAGCTTTCCTCCTTTACTGCGACAGTTTCCAGCGCTAGCAACAACGGGTCAACCTTCACTATTAACTACACTTCGCCGACCAATGAAGTTCCGGCGCGCGGGCCAAATCGCTGGCTTATCCGCACCGATGGTGGAACGTACACGACAGGAACCATTTCCTCATTCTCTGGCACGGGAACGATTACAGCGGTGGGAAGCGGTACGGGATGGATTGCAGGGCTTGGCGCCGGAGCGCACACAGACATCTGCCTCGCGGTTAATGGCGACACTCTGAGCGGGCGCAAATTTGTTGTGCCGATTACCAGCGTCACAGACGATACGCACCTCGTACTCTCTTACGTGGTGAACACCACCAATCAAAGCTGGCCTTCAAACCAGACCGGAGCCTACACGATTTATAAGTGCTCGCAGATTTCCGATGCTTCCGCCTTCGGCAGCGTCACCGTAACAAACGGATATACGGGATGGGGAGCATCGCAGACCATTGAAACGCCCGTTGACTATCGTAATCACGTTGGCGGGCTGCTTTTGAGTGTTCAGCCTGCTATCCCCTGGGGCGGGAGCTATCCCACTTTTGGCTGGAGAGTCCACAGCGATCAGACAAGAGCATTCTGGGCCGGATGGGTGGATAGTACCACCAAGCTGAACGTTGGAATCAGATTCGATAATACGTGGGGCGCCGATCCGGGCGGCAACAGCTCAGGCGGGAATGGCATTGATTTTATCAACAATCCTGCGAACATCCTTGCAAGCCACGACAACACGACCGCGACCAACATTTTCAACAATCTTAATCAGGCAGACACCTTCACCTACAACCCAAGTACGCGCTTGTTTAGCTTTGCCACGCTCAGCGCAAACAAGTTTTTAATTGATCCGCAGACCGGAAATATTGCCCCTGCTTCTGCTGGCGGGGCAACCCTTGGCACAGCGGCGTTACCGTGGCTCAACGTTAAAATCGGAAATGCGGCAACAAACAATGCCACACTGGCAGGAACATTCGCGCAGCCGACCAACATCACATTCCCCGATTCTGGCGCTACGGCCACCGTGGGCTATCAGACCGGAACCGCTGTTTTGTGGCAGGCATGTTCGGGAACAGCGTCTTCTGCTAACACTCTGCTCATGCAATGGGCTGGAGGTGCGTGTACCAGCAGTTCCACGGCTGGTGAGCTGCCATCTGCGAGCGCGGGAACAATCAAGAATCTACGTGTTAGATGTGGCACCGGCGGCTCAACTGCTGGCTCCGGAATTTTTACGATCAAGAAGAACAATGCTGCCAGCACGGTTACATGCACGACCGGAACCGGAACAACCTGCAATGACGTCACGCATAGCTTCGCTGTGGCTGCTGGAGATACGCTGCAAATCCAGTATGCGACCGGAGCCACTGAAACCCTTGCGGATTGCGTGGCTACTTTCGAGAAGCAATGATTCCTAGGATATTTGCCCTGAATCTCTCAGCCCAATGGAAGCGGTTTACAACCCGCTCATAGCCCATCATCGGGTAGAACAGCAGCGGATGAGCCCGACCATAGGATGGCTCGGCCTCAACCATTTCAAGGCGAAGTGGGTTCAATCTGGCCTGAGAGCAAAGGCGATTAAGAGCATTGCGGGAATTGGCGAGATAGTGAGTAGGATAGGGATCGTGGCCGGATATCCCGCGCAGCCGATTCGCAAGCTTCAGGTGCAGCGAGTGAGGCAAGAGGCGAGCGCCAAGCGTCACGTAATGCCAGAGGTTAGGAGTCCGGAAGAAATAAAACCCGCCGGGCCGGAGAACCCGGGCGACCTCTTGGAAATGCATCTCCGCATCCGCAACGTGTTCGAGCACGTAATTGGATACACACATGTCAAAGCTCTGCGCTGCAAACGGGAAAGTGTAACCGTCAAACTTCTCGAAGCAGAATAGCGCTTCGTTTTCAATTCGTTCGATGTCGATGCCGGTTAGAGGGCCTATAGTGGCTAGAAAGCGGGAGGTTTCGTTCGATGGACCGCAGCCGATCTCCAAGATATCCGATTCAATCCGGCATGATTCACGGATGAGATTGTGAAAGCGCACAGTCCCGCTGATGTACTCAGGGCGAGAAAAGTAAAAACGTTCGTAGAGCGAAGCAGAAGTCATCGGGCCTTTTCCACAGATTTTACCTTACCTTTGTCAGGTATCTATTAAATAAATGCCAGTTTTAGCCGCCGCCAAAGTCATGCCGGCCAGCCCCGGTCTCACCACCTCCGGCTGGACCATGTCCAGCAATGTCGCTGTAACCATTTCCCCTTTTGACCGCTCGCAGCAGGTA